ACAAACGTAGCGACATCAAACTCTTTATAAACGAATTTCAACTTAAGAACGGCGCAGGCGATATAGTAAAAGATCGATTCAAAGAACTAGAATACAACGCATTCAAGTGTATGTCTGACATACTCGCCGACCCATCCAAGTCTGACGGCATGATGAGATTAAAAGCTGACGTAGCTAAATGGACATTCGAAAGAACTCGAGGTAAACCAACACAAGGTGTGGAGCACAGTAGCTCTGGTGAATTTAGAAAGTTCATTGATGCTATGAACGCAGGAGAGATAAAAATCTCTCCTGAAGAAGAAGACGAACTCTTCAAGGCGAACTAGTGGACATCAACACATTTAAGCGCCTTGCACTAATCAAATCTCATCCTAAATATTTTCTAAAATTTTGCACTTTCACTAAAGATGGAAATGATCTGTTCACGCCATGTAAGGCTTTTCCATTTCATTTGGAGTACCACCAACGTATCACCGATGAATGGTTCACAAATCAATTAACTGCAATTGTTAAATCACGGCAGATGCAGCTCACATGGTTGTGTTTAGCTTTACACCTTTGGTTTGGTTTAACTGGAACGGACCGAGAAATATACTTTCGACGCCAAAACTTTGAAGATAGTTTAAAACTTTTAGAAGACATGAAATACATCTACGATCATATACCTGAGTCCGTGTGGCCCAAAGACCTTCTACCAACTATAGTTAGTAAAGAAGGAATCTTAGAGTTTCCGCAACTCAACACCAAGTTCTATGCTGTTAGTTCTGGGCGAGATAAGATGCGCGGACGAACACCATCAGCCGTTCTGTTAGATGAATATGCTTTCCAAGAAGATGATGAGTTTGTGTATCAAACTTTAAAGCCCTCTATTCAAGGCGGAGCAAAGATCACGCTAGTCAGTACCCCCAAGCCCCTCTTTGGTGGTGAAGATCCAATGATGAGAAAGATTATAGATGACCGACTCTAAAAAAGGATATCGAATCTGGACAAACAAAGTCAATGGCTTTAGGTGTGTCGAGCTGCACTACGCGGCTGATCCTGCTAAGACTTCTGATGAGTGGAAGAAAAAAGCCAAACACGGCTTATCTCAAAAAGCTTGGGACACTGAAATGGAACTCTCATGGGAAACATATTCCGGCGAGGGTGTCTACTCAAGTGAATTTAACAAAGAACTGCATATAGCTAAGGAAGCTTTACTTGCTTCTGAAGACAACCCCACGCTAGTTCGTGGTTGGGATTTTGGTGGAAATCACAGTTGCGTCGTAGTACAGTATATCGATGGTCAAGTAAGAGTTTTGCGCGAGTACGCAAACTTGGGGTACAACACACGTAAGATAGCTAAAGACATTGCCGAAGACTGCAAGGCAGTTTACGGGCACCACTTCAGATACGTAGAAGTAATTGACCCTTCAGGTCTACACGAAGGTAAAACTTCTACAGGTCTCGCGTGCGCCGATGTAATGCGCGAACTCAAAATGAACATCGTTCCTGGAATTCAAGACGTGTCTCGTCGTGTTGATTCTGTCATGCAGTTTCTAACTTCGCTTCGAGGTGGCGTGCCAGGTCTTCTACTTGACCCATCATGCAAAATGTTGATCGATGGTTTCATGGGCGGATACCATTACCCTGAAAAAGAAACCAAGAACCAGAAACGTAATAACCCCGAAAAAAACGAATACTCTCACATACACGACGCATTACAATATGCCTGTACGCGAATTGATTCTATTGGTAATATGGAAGTAGATGTGTCCGGCGGAAGTAAAGGTATGGAAGGACCGGCCTTTGAATTCTAAAATGGGGCACGGAAACTGCCTAAAATGCGGGGCCATACTAGCTAACTCACAACCTATAGCCAAGCTCGTTGGAATATGTTATAATTGTCATCGCAAGAGATTTTCTAAACCTATTTACATCGATGACACCCCGATATTCAAATTTTCCGACAATGACTAAAGTCGAGCGCATGACAAGCGCAACAAGTGCCATTATTCAAAAGGGAATTTACCTAAACTGCCCGCATTGTTTGCGCGAAGTTCTTCCAAGAGATGGCCACTACTCTGAGCAACACATCTACATCTGCACCAAGTGTGAAAACCCATTGCGCCTTATGCTGCACTATAATGGCAAAGGCAATCACTTCATTTCTCTCGTAAATACTAACTAAGGAAACCAATGTTCGACCCTAATAGCCCGCCCGAGCCGATGAAAGAACCATTGTCGGAGCTTTCCGACGCAGAGCGCAAAGTTAAACAAAAAGAAGAACTACTTGGCTGCGCCAAAGACTATTTAACAGACTCGCGTTCTCAAGCTCGTGAATGGCAGACCAAAGCTATCCGCTACTGGGACATGATCCACGGTCGAATTGACTGGTCGCACAAAAAGCCCCACGAAAGCAAAGTACACGTAAATAGAGTCGGGTTAGCTCAAGAGCAAATCAAAGCCCAGATCAAACAAGGCCTAGTCAGCTTCGCGGATTGGATTAACATAGAAGATAACACAGGCTTCGAATCACAACTCATGTCTTCGCACGAAGCCAAGAGACTGGTATTACTGGGTATCGATAATACCGACCCCAGATCAAAAATCTCGGATAACATTGGCATTGCCGCGGTCGAAAACATGCTTGTCACCAAGCTTCAACCAGTGTTTGAAGAGAAGAAACTTCCTGGTGGCAAAACATATAAGTGCTTTCGAATCGAGCACCTACCTTTAAACATTTTTAACTTCTTTCCCGACCCATCGGACTCAGACCTTTATCGAATCCATGAAGTCGAGATGCACAAATTCCAGGTACTAGACCTATCCGCAGAAACCCCTTCCAAAACCAAACCATATTTAAAATCCTCTGTTGAAAAGCTTGGCGTCGGTGAACGCATGCAAAAAACAGAAGAAATTGTAAACCGAGGTAATGACGTTTTGGTGTCACCTGGCAAGAGACGCCATAATATCGTGATTCACGAAATCTGGGGCACCTTTCTAAACAACGACGGCTCAATAATGAAATATCTTTTAGAAGATGGAAGCGAGCTGGAGCTAAAGAATGTTGTTGTCACCATGGCTAACGAATGCGAGATCATAGCTGAACCGCGCCCTTATGGCACATGGGACGGCGAAGACATCTTCATAGTAACACAATTACTTAGAACACACATTAACAAGTATGGCCGATCACTTCTCGCGCCTGGTGTCGATATGAACCGCGCGGAAGATGAGATCATAAACGCTGTGATCGATGCGGGTTTAAAAGAGGGCTACAACATCGCCATTGTAAAAGAGCATGGCCTTGTAGACAAATCCCAGATTAGTGGCGGATTAAAGTACGGTACAACCTTGCGCCAGAATGAGCTTCTTGGCCCAGGTGAAAAACTTGTAGAGACAGCATCTACGGGTCAAGTCCCTTCGGGACTTTTAAACGTTCTTCAGATTGTTAAGTCTGCTGGAGCAGAAAATATGAGACTGAATGACATTAGTCTTTCTGGTTCGCTCCCAGGCAAACAAGTTAAGGCTACTGAGATAGCAAGTTCAGGCCAAACGATCCAAGGATTGTTTGAATCCATCGTAAGCGACTTAGAAGATATCTACCTAGAAGCGTATTTAACTAAGTCCTTTCTTATGATGCTTCAATACGCAAACTTACTTAGCGATAATGATTTACTTTTTGTGTTCTACGGAATGCAAGACCGCGCAGACAAATTCAAGGCGGCGTTAAAGAGCCCGAAAAAGGTTTATGACGAGTTAGCCACCGCATTTCGCTTCAAAGGTAAGGGTATTCGAAGTCAGGCTCAGTCTTTACAGATGTCTCAAGCTTTGGTTAACATATTTAACATGGTCGTTTCAAATCCCGCGGTCGCGGAAATGTTCCAACGTAGAGGCCTTGACATGACGCGCATGTTTGATGATGTGCTTAAGGGCTTTAAGATTGATATTGAAAAATATATGGACCCAAATGTGGCGAACTTCGCTACCATGAGACAGTTAATCCAAGAACATGCGCTAGCACAAAGTGCTAATGAACAAGCTGGCGGCCAAGCACCACAACCAACGCAAGGTCAGCCACAATTACAACCTGGACAACCAGGCCAACCTGGACTAGCTAATGCTCCACAACCAGGCATTATGCCTGGTTCGGGCGCAGGTCAGTAACGTTTACTATAAACTATAAACTATAAAGGAACTACT